CAGAGTCCAGCTCGTTGTCCGTTAAGTACAAGGCGCAGTCAAATTCGCTGCCGATCTCTGTGCGCTGGATCAGCTGCAGCATCAACAGGGGCGTTTCTATTTTCCCTGATGTGTTGTAATCAAACAGGCAGTTGATAGATCCATTTCCGCTGATAAGACCGGCAGAGTATTGCTGCTGGAAGCGGTCGTTGAGGGTTGTTGTATCGATCATCTGGCGGTCTGTATTTAGCTCAAAGCTGGTTACATTGCCGAGCACACTAAATCGGAAATCGCTGATGTAGACGGTGATTGTGATGGGATTACCTACAAAGCTATCAAGCGCCAGTTCTTGGGCACGGTTGTTGTTTACCGCGTCGGCAAAGTTGCGGAAAAAGCGCAGACCGCCAGCAGAGTTGACGTTGACGTAAGCGGTGATGCTCGACTGGAGCGTTCCAGATGGCCAGGCAGTTGGGTCGAAGCAGATCAGCTTGCGGGCGTCATTTGTTTTGATCGTGACGCGATCACCTGTCAGTAGGTTGTCGAGGGCACTGTCGAAACTCAGGCGGTTGAGAATCGTGTTGACGTCGTTGGGGTCGATGCTGTCGGCAATGCGCCCGTAGTTAGCCTCCGTTCCACGGCGAAGGCGGACGTTGCCCGTGTTGCCGAGAAAGACAGCCATTAGAACGTCGGTTGAATAATGCCGATCCAGTCGCCTTCAACGGTGAATTGGATGGGTACTGCCGTTAGCTCACCGTTAGTTACTGCGATGCTGGCGTTGGTGATAAAGGCGTTCAGCTCGATTGTGTCATCTCCCCTTGATGCGTCTGCACTTCCAGTTCCAGCTCGCAACTTCAAAGTAACTAGATCGCTACGTGTAATTTTCCCTGTGTGCATAATCTTACTTAGCAGCGATGTGAACTCTTTGTACGCAGTGTTTTCGCTGGAATCCAGTCGGTAGTACAGGAGGGTGCAGCTGCCGGTAGCGGATTTGGTGCTGGGGTGTTGGGTGCGGGCGTAGTCGCCAAGGGTGGTGGCATCCAGCAGGTCCACGTTCATTTCGATGGACCAGTCGCGGACCTTGGCGACGGGCTTGTCGTTCAGGATTAGCGAGCCAGCTCGCCCGGAGTAGTAAGAACCCATTACCCGTACACGTTGCCTTGACTCAGCTTAGCGCCGACCTATACGACAACAAACGCGCTGGAACTAAAGTCAGCCACACGGCTAAGTAGTTCGTTGTTGGGTCCGATATCGCAGGGGATGCGTACCGCCTTGATGGTGATTTCGCCCTCTTCGTCGAGCGCCACTTCGGTGACACGGAAGCTGCGGCGGCGTTGGTCGGTTGGTGCTCCAAGCACAAAGGCATAACCGACGTAAGCCGGCGCCAAGCTGGCAGCAACACCGTTGGTGACGGTCAGGTTGGTGATTGTCTGAACCTTGCGGTCCTTGTATACCAGTGCGGTGTAGTTGTTGCTGTCGGGGATTTTGCTGAGTAGCGGGCTGTTGAGTTCGCCGCCCGCCAGTACCACGCCTGTAGTGAGGTTGTCCCAGGGTGTTAGGCCGATATCGACGAGAATGTAGCTGCCGGGCTCGACGGGGACTTCGGTTGGCAGTGTCTTGAACTCGATGCCACGGCGGATGAAGCGGCGCTGGTTGATCAGGTATTTCGCGTAGAGGATTGCCTGCTCGCGGGTCGATACGAATTGGCTGAGGTCGAAGTTCTGGTAGATGGCATTGGTGTCGTCTCCGTCGTTGCGTTTGACCGTGACGCTGGCTTTGGGACTGAACACGTCGTTCTCGTTTTCAACGTCGCGGTAGACGACGGTGGCGATCAAGTCCTGGACGGCTGATCCGTAGTCGAAGTGTTCTTCCTTAAAGCTGCCTTCGAGGATGTTGGCGCTAGTAAATAAGCCGGTGGGTTTGATTTCGCGGTCGATCACGCCGTTGTTTTTGAAGGGAACGGCGGGCGCCAGCGCTTCTTGACCGTTTTTGCGTACCAGTTCCAGCAGACTGTATCCGGCTACCTCGGCCCAGAATTCACGCCACGGTCGCTGGTCCGCGATGACGCCATCCATAAAGAGGTTGTTTGCGAGGCAAAAGCGTTTGGCGTCAAAGAGCGTTGCGTAGTCGATGGCATCTTTGGACGAGTAGCTAAGGATTCCGTCGTCGCTGCTCCACACCGTGTCGAGAAAGATATCTGGGGCGTAACAGCTGCTGTTGGTGGACAGCGTTACAGACGATTTAGATGGTCCATTAATGACGTAGCAGTCCTTGCCTTTGGTGACGTAGGCGGTGATCGAGCGCAGATCTTGGACGCCTTGGCCCGAATAGACGCTGAGCGCCAGCGTGCTCATGTCGTTGTAGTACTGGCTTGTATCAGTGTTTTGTTGTTCGGTGACGGCGCTGATGGCGAGTTCTGGACCTTGCTCAAAGCTGAACTGGGTGTCAGTGTCAGCGCGGACGGTCATCAAGTCCCAAGGCTGCGTACCGATGGGACGGCCTTCATCAATATCTGGCTCGTAGGTATTAGGTTGCGGGTTAACAAACGAACCAGTGAAGGAGAAAGTGTTTCCGTCTACGCTGATTTGTCGCCTCGTGCCGCGCAGTTCGATAAACGCAAATTGAGTAAATCCTTCGTCGCGCATATCAGTAATAAAATCACCGACAGGAACAAAGCGGAATGAGTATTTAGCATAACTTGCGGACTGGAAGTTCAGCCCCAAGTAAATTTCTCTGTCTTGCGCGTTTTTGACGGCAAACATGTAAGGCACTGTTGCGTACTCTGTATCGCCTTCTTTGCGGAATAGAACTTTGAAAAAGGCCACGCGCGGCTTGATGCCGTTGTCCGAGTCGCTGTAGTCCTTGAGTTCGATTGCTTTGCTGCCGTAGCTGCGTTGGCGACCTGAGATGCGCCGGAATAGACGCGCCCTAATTGAGAACTGTATGAAGTCGATTGGGCTGATGGTTTGGTAAGAGGCAACGCGAACTTTAATCAGCGCTTTTACTAGAACGTCAGAGCCGTCACGATCGTTGTAAGCTTCAATAATATCAAGCAGAAACAGTAACGCTTCTTGCTTGCGGTCAATGATTGAGTCGTATACCGCCTGTATGGCAGCAACTCCAGCCTGGTCAGTGGTGTTTTTGCCGTTAATTGCATTGATGCGACGACGCAGCTCTCTAATACCAGCAATACGGTTAATGTTATTTATGTCGGTAAAGCCGCTTACGCAATCCCTGGCTTGTTCGATGCGTACGTCGCGGTAGGCGTCCACAACGTCTCGCACTGCGTCTCGACGATTCTCTCGTAGGTCTTCAATCTGCTTGCGCAAATCCGCGCGGAAATTAGCACTCTGTTTTCCAGGAGCGTTGTCAATCTTTGCTTGTAAATCGTTGATAACTGTTTTATAGCGTGCGCGAATTTCGTCGATCTGTTGTTTGGGAGTACGAGGGCGCGTGTCCCCATCAAAGATATAGCCGTTCGCTTTACTTATCCCCGAGGCAGCCAATGAAAAAACTACCGTGCGTGTTGTGCCATCTTCAAGGGGCCACGCAAGGCTGGTGGACGTTACCTTTCTAATTATGTCGTCAAATTTTCCTGATGCGACATTGCTAACGTGCGTTTGCAGTCGCACAAGTTGATCGTTAAGGTATTCGCGAAGTTCTTTGGAGTTAACTTTTGGCTTGTTCGCTAAAAACTGACGACGCTGCTTATCGGTGTAAGCGATAGAACCGCGCTCATCAATTAGCTCCAGTCCTTGTTCTTTACTGGTAGCGTCCGATAGCTTGCGAGCAACTCCGGTATCATCAATCCAGCTAACATCGCGTGCGGGATTAACAAAGGAGTAGCGAACTCCGAAGAAATTGATGCTGATTGGATCTTTTCGGACCGTGCGCTGAACATTTGCCTGTGCCTTGTCGCTAGATGTAAGGTTCGCGTATATGCGATCAATGTTTTGCCGCGTGCGCATCGTCACGCCTTCTGTTGTATTGCTGGGATTTACAGGGTCATAACCACGCTTAAGTTCAACGTCAGAAGCAATACTTTCCAGTATGTCCCTAAACCCAGTTGCTTGTGCATACTGACTGTCTGTCAAATATGTGATCTGCTGCCCGTTTTGTGATGCACGGGCCACAAGTTTGTTGTAAGGAGCAGCGGGCGCCAATCCGCCATTAATTACGCGAAAAATACAGTCGACATCCCCTTTGTCGATATTGTTATCTTCTCGATCCACCAGCACCAAGCGGGCGCTGCCTAATTCGTAAAGTGAGCCTGGTTGTATTTGATCAACAAGTTGACGGCGGATGTCGCTGGCGTAGTTAGTCGCTACATCGGGTTTCTCGGTAGATCGTCCGCTACCGTCGGACTTGTTACGCAAACGTGTATCGGGTTTTGCATCGCGGAAACGAATTCGTACAATATCACCTGTAACAAAACGATTGTTCGCCGTCCAGCTGACCGTGGTGTAAGGGTTGTACCCAACAATCTCAATGCCGTTTAGGTCGTATTCAGTGCCACCAGATTGGCCGCGTGAATACAGCATTACGTTTAACGGGATAGGTTCGTAAATCCCGAATGTGTTGTAATTGCTTGGTGTAAACGCTTGGCTGCAGCCTGTTCTATTTCCTTGGATTAAGCAAATTTGGTCTTTTTGATCACGGTCGTCTGCGGATGGATCGCTGTCATCTCCTCTAACACGATCATTAAAGCTTGGTGCTCCGTTTTTGCTGTAATAGAGCCAAGTGTTTGCTTGGTTGAAATTTTCTAGTGGTATGTCGCCAAAGCCAGTGCGGGCTACGGCAAGCTTGTTTACTTTTGCGGCACCCAGCACCAGTAGCAGTTGCATGAACTGGTTGTTGCCGCTGCTGCGGATGGCGGACCACACCAACGAAGTAGCGGCACGGACAGCTCCACGTTCGTTGGCGGCGGTGTTGCAGTAAACAAGGTTGACCGGATCGCCGTAACGCGCCAGCTCTTGTGCGCTGTTGAAGCCGTAGGTGGGGGCAAAGCGTTGTTCGCGTTGGCGGCGACCACCTCGGGCAACGTCGGCAATATCGGGTTTAGGTGCGAGTAGTGCTGCGCCGACCTGGAACAGGATGCCGACAACCGTCAGCACGATGGCAACGGTCTCTGCGTTGCGAACGTCTAATGCCGTGCCCGCTTTGGGGTCGTTGTACGCCTTCTGCAGCGCCAGGAACTCAAGGTAGTCCGCCTCGCTGATGCCCAGTGTTTCAACGAGTTGGTGCTCGTAAGGCAGGAGGCGGCGTGTCATTTGTTCAGTCTGAAGTACCAGCCAAAATCGTCAGCAACAGCAGTGCGAATTACGCTGCCGCCAGGTCCGATAAAAAGCATCGTCCCGTCATCTAGCACTGTACCGACCGCGCCAACACCGTGGCTCGGTAATAACGCTAGGGCGTGTGGCTCCGGGTGCGTCAGACGTCTGCCGTTTTTGAGTAGCCAGCGAGCGATGAAGTTGGCGGGCAGTGTGTCGTCGGTGTAGCGCTCAAAGATCCACGCCACTTCGGGGAGGTAGTTGTGATAGCCCAGCCGGCGGTGAACCTCTAATGCCATCAGGCAGCAGTCGACGGTGCCGGATCCATCGCCCGGATAGGCGCCCCAAGCGCGTCTTAAACCGAGGAGGTCGTTCACCGCAGGCTCAACTCGGCGTTAATCGGCAGGATTCCGGCGTTGTCGCGGTTGAAGGTGCGAGTGGGGAAGTTTGCCCCAACGCTGTCCATGGCTGTGCGAAAGCGGAGTTCCAGTGTGGTGTCGTCGAAGCTCGAGCCGATGCCGATGAGTGTTTCCGTGAATTGAAGGCTGCTGTATTCGTTTTCAGCGGTCAGCCATAACGTCGTTAGCGTCAGCTCGCTTTGACGGTTGCCGCCTGAAGCGTCGACTAGTCGGATGGCGTACTCGGTTGAGGGGAACAGAACTGTGACTGTTTCGTTGTCGCCGGTCAGTGTGGACAGACTGCCGCTGGACTGGAATGGGGCAAAGGCGTAGCTGTTGCTGTTGTAGGTCTTGTTTTGACCGACAAAATAGTTCTGGTAGCGGTAGCGAGTTGGATTTGATCCAGTGACGTAATCAAAAAACTGGACGAGGCGTAGATTAGACATTGATCTCTCCGATCAGGCTGACCTCGACGATGCTGACGTCGATGAAGACTGACTTTATTTGTGGGGGGCTGGCGTAGCTCCAGTTGACGTTGCTGGGCGACTGGATCTTGTTTTTTAGTCCGTTGCCCATGCCGCCAAATACTTCGTCGGGAAGGTTGAAGCCTTCGAGTTGCTTGGCGGTGTCTTCGTAGTGGGCAACAATGTCGTTGGCCACGCTGTCGTCAACGTTGCTGAACGTCAGTTGGAGTTCGTAGTTGGTGGGCTTGTTGCCGTAGATCCGCTTGCTCACCACGCCGGATTGGCTGCGGTACGTGCGAACGGGGTACTCGCCAGGCGTGAAGCTGCGGGCGCTAGGGACGTAGGACGGGAATGTTCTTGCCATTAGCGCAGCCCCAGTTTTGCCCTTGTGCTCGGGCTGTTCTGTAACTTACTCAACGTAGCTGCGGTGCCCCGCTTGGCGCCATCGTTTGCAGCGGCTTTGCGGGTGGCGACCATGGCAGCCTCAAGCTGATCGCGGCTCACGTATTCCACGCCGCCAATGTTGGTGGTCTGGAATGTCATGTTGAGCATGGGGCCGTTGCGGGCTCCAGGTGCGTTACCCATTGCATCGCGCAGATTGTTGTTATTGACGACAGTGCCTCCTGTACCGGGAACGAACAGCTCTGGACCACGCTCGCCGACAATGTAGGGCTGGTTGCTGCTGACTGGGCCGCCATTGGCGCGACCTGGCAAAAGTGAAGGCAGGGAGAATCCTTCCGCAAAGCCAGCACCTCCGGGCATTGCTACTGGACCTCCCCCACTAAATAGGCCGCCGCCTCCGCCGCCTAATGCCTTGAGAATTGTTTGGAATATAATCATCGCCATTTGCTTGGCAATGATTTCTGTTGCCATACTAATAAACGCACTGCCAATACTTTTAAACGCATCAGCCAAAGCTTCCTCAGTTGATTTGGCGCCGGTCGCAATGTCTTGGAACGCAGCGCCAAAAGCGTCGCCTATGGCATTGGCGCCAGTGATGGCCATGTTGATTGGATTGGTCAATGCTTGCAGTTCTTCTTTATATTTAGCTATTTGCTGCTCGTCAGTATTTGGCATCAAGTTAATGTCAGTCCTAAAAGCGCCAGCGCCGCCAGGTAGCATTTCATCCGCTTTTAAGCCTGCGCGCTTGTAGTACTCTTCAAGCTGTTTTTTGATTTCATCGGTCTGAAGCTTTAGCGTTTCCAGTCGCTTGATTTCATTGTTTAAATCTGTCAAATTCATACGCTGCTCTGCGTTTTTGAGTTCGCCAATCTGCTTTGCTCGATCCTCAAAGTCGTATTGAATTTGCAAGCGTTTCCGCTCCGTTTCCGAAGCTGTGTCCAGTAAAACTACTTGACGACTAAATTGCGTGCCAAGTTGATCGCCAACTTCCAAGGATCGTTCAAGCTCTTGCCGTAGCTTTTCCGCTTCACGCGCTGCTTTTTCTGCGTCAGATTTACCACCGCGGCCTTTGCCGCCACCAGCTGCGGCACCCAGCAAAGGCGGCATAGTGGTAACGCTTGGTGCGGATGGCGTCCTTGCTTGCTGTTGGCGCAGTCTGTAATCCGCTCGCTGCTGTTCGATATTTCGCTGACGCATGTCAGCCATCATGCCTTGCTGTGTAAATGGATTAAGCCTCATAGCTCGCACCGCTGCATCAGCATTTCGCGCAAATTGAGCCTCGCGATCCCTAGCGCCGCCAGCGTTATTAGCTTCGTCCAGTATTCGTTGTATCTCACTAACGACGGCAGTTGCTTGAGTTAGCGCCCATTGAAAAACTGGCGCTAAAGTTCTGCCAATAGTTTGCGCTAATACTTGGATTGAATCCTGCAATGTGCTAAGCCTGCCGTTTAGCGTATCGCTCTGAGCGATAGCGCCATTGGCATATTTACCGCCGGCGTCGGTCAGTTTGATAATCGCAGCTTCAACAGCTTGGGCGCTAATTCGTCCGCCTTCTAGTGCTTTTTGAAACTCCTCTCCACTCAAGTTGTATTCTTCGCGTAATACCTTCTGCAGGGCAACACCACGTTCTTGGAACTGCAGTAGCTCCTCACCCTGCAGCCTGCCCTTGGCTTGCACTTGCCCGTACGCAGTGACCAAGCCTTGAAGCTCAGCGCCGGTTGCGCCGCTGACATCCGCAAGCCTGCGCGTTGTTTCAACTACCTTGTTAGTTTCAACTCCAAACGCCTGCAACCGTTTAGCGGCATCAATAAGCTCACTGCTGGTAAACGGCGTGACTGCGCCAAGGTCTTGCAACTCTTTGACGATCTGACCAGCGCGTTGAGCGCTGCCAGTCAGTACCTCCAAGCTGCGGCGTTGGCTTTCAACTTCTGCTGCTTGGACAAAAACAAACTTAGCGGCTTGAAACGCTGCAAATGCACCGGCCAGACGACCGACAACCGCGCCTAATCCACCTATCGCACGCTCGGTCGCGCTTGCCTGTGACTGAACCTCGCGCAGTTTGCCAACCGCGTTGCGGCTGTCGACGTTAATGGCAACGTTGGCGACAACCGACACGACTTACCTACGGCTTTGCTTTAGTCTACGATCTCGCTCTTCGTTCTGAAGTTCAAAATAGCTGGACCATATCAGCAACTCTTCAAGCGTTACCTCTTGGTTTAATCGCGCCAAACTATATCCGAGTTCTTTTGCAATCCCAAGCTGCAGCAACAGCAGCTTATCCTTTTTGAGCTCAGCCTTTACCGCTTTTCATGTCGGTTTCGCCTTCCTCTGGGTTGGTGATGATGGCGAGCATCATGGCTTGAAGGTCAGCGTCAAGCACTTCGTTTTTCAGCTCAGCAATTTCACCAGCTTGAAACAACCGCTGGCCAGCATCGTCGACTGCTTTGGTTACCAGTAGATTCAGCGCAAAACCATTGGGGTCATCGCCACCTGGCATCTTCTGCGCGCGCTCACGCTCTGCCATGGTCAACGCGGTTGCGTAAAACTCAAACGTAGATCCATCGTTGAGTGTTACAACACGCTTGATTGGCTGAAGATTGGCAGCTTTTTTGAGCCGTGCCAGCGCAGATGATGCCATGCAATAAATGTGGGTGGCCCCAGCATAAGCCGGGGCCGTTTAACTATCAAGCAGAAGTGCTGAAGTCAAAAGTAGGCGCACCGGCTGGGCGGAAAGTGATCTCCACTTGCTGAGCATCGTCAGGGTTGATGTTCAGGCTGGCGGTCAGCAGCACCGCATCCATGGCAATGGAGCGACTGAGGGCCTCGGTACCTTGCTTGTCGGTATACAGCTTGAAGCCGCATCCAACCTGCTGGCGCTGCAGCACGTCTTCTACCATGCGATTGGACAGCGCAGCGTCCTCGTTGGTGACGTAGATCGTTGCGGTGCCGTTGCCGTCGGCGAAGCCAGGAATGTAAGCGCGGAAGGGCGCATACTGGCCAGCGGTTTGGCCGATGGTGGTGACGTCGATTTCAGCGCGGCTGATCTCAAACGACCATGACTGCACTTGGCCAACGGCGGCATAGTCGGCGTAGTACACCTCGAACTCGTTAGGCGCCACAGCCGTGCCGTCGTCGGTGATGGCAAGGATGGTACCGCCAGCGGCGGTGGATACGGTCAACGCGCCAGTGGCCGCGGTGTAGCTCAACACGTAGTAAGTGGTAGATGCATCAATGGGAGCCGGCAGAGTGCCAGAGCCGGATCCGCCGGTTTGGCTATTGATAACGCGGAACTTGACCGGATCGCCAGCCTTGAAGTTCAGGTAAGGCTGAACGGTGATGACATCAGTGCTGGCGTTGACGCCAGACTCGGGGAAGTTGCCGTTGGTGCCGGCGGGTTTGTAGTAAAGGGCGCCGGACGTACCGGACAAAACAGTGACAGCCATGTTGTGAACGGTAGTGGCTAGATTCAGTCTAGATAAGCTTCAAACGTAGCAGTTAGCTGAGTTTGAAAGTAAGGCTCAGGCGCTGCTGGTGTTACTTGCGCTGGCCCTGAGGCGGCATCAAAGATAATGCTTGAAAACTTAGCGCGATCAAACAAATCCTTTAGCCGCTCTGCAATCGTGAAGTTAGCAGCAGTGCCCTGACCTTGCGGCGTAAAGACATTAATCACCAGCGTGCCAGTCTGGCGGTTAAAGCTAGTCAGCGTGGCGTAGCTGTTGTCACCAAAGCGGATGAATGCTTGCACCCATGGCGTGTTGTTGGGTGGCGTAAATGGCACGTTTTGATAGCTGACCGGATACGCAGGCGACAGTGCCATCTGCGTTGCAATGCGCCCCTCGATAGCAGCGCGAACGTCGTTGTAGGTGCTGCTCATGATTCCCTCCCGATGCGGTCGGCATTTGTACGCACAAAGCCTTGGATGTCTTTAGCGATGCCTTGCACCCAACCCGCTGGCGCTTGCTTGCTGCTGCCATTGGCAAGAGGCTCTGCATACGGCAGGTTGTTGTGCACGCTGTACACGTTGCCTAGCTTTTCTTGCTGGTAGTTCATCTTGCGCAACGGCATGATCAATCCGCCTGGCGGAGATGTTTTCGATCGATCTGTGTTTGAAGGCGGCTGTTGCGGCCCGCCATCGTAAGAGCCGGCCGCATTCTCTCCTACCTGCCAGCTAACGCGAAACCGGCCAGTATCAACAGGGCTTGCCTGCTTGAGACGGCTATCAGTCTCTAGTACCGCAACGCGCAATAGCTTCTCAAACTGCTGCTCAGCGTAATCACCAATATCACCAACGCGAATTGTGCGTGCCATTATGCCCTCAGGATCAGCTCGTAGGTGATCGGGGTGTTGTCCTGCTCAATCGTGCGAACCTGGATCACTTGATTCACCACGTTGCTAATCAGCACTTCATCGGCTGTAGTAGGTGCGCTGGCAACATCAGCCGCTGCAATCAACAGTCGCTTGTCGCCAGCTTGAATCAAATCATTGACCTCACGCAGGTTGACATCTTCCAGCACGCCACGAACTACGGTGTCGGTCGTGGTTTCGCTAACGGTGCCAGTGCTGGTGTTATAGGCGCCAGTTGTCACGCGGCGGATCGTTGCCTCACCGCCAAACTTTGCCATTAGCTTGCTGGCAACCTTGCGTAGCGGTCCAGCAAGTGCCATCAGAGCTTGTAAGCGACGACCGTGCCGCTAGTCAACGTGATGCTTGTAAAGACGCCTTCAATTTCTGTGCTTGCTTTGAAAGGAATGGCGGCCAAAGTGTTGCCAGTCCAATCTTGAGCAGTCAAGCTAGCAATCACCGAATCCTCAAGGGCTACGATTTTACCAAAGCGGCCAGCATGCGCTGCGGTGTCATCAATAAATTCGGCACCTGGATAGGCGTAACCCATGGTCAGCTCCGCTTAATGGCAAAATTGCCTGGTCCACTGATTCTAAGCCCTGTGAGGTACCTCTCCATCAGCGGCGGCACCTTATCAGCGCCAACAGCGCCGTAGCCAAGGTTAGGCGTCACGTCGATGCTGCCGATCTTGACGTTTTTGTAATCCTCAAGCCCGCTAAGCCCTAAGGCATCCGTGTTGCTATGAAGGAACACGGCAAGCACAGTTTGTGCATATTTGATCTGAGTTGGGATCTCAGTATCCGTGAAGTAGTCGGTTGTAATGCGGAAGGGGAAACCAACTGCGTAAGTGTTGATATACGTGTCAGGTTTGCGCACGCCGGTACGTGGCCACTGCAAAGCCTGCGTATCGGTAGCGCGGGCACCTAGAAACCGCTCACGGTCAAGGCGTTGCGTTGCCGTAAATAGCGCCCGGTTGCGGCTGTCAGTGTTGCCGCTGTTCCAATGCTGAACATCAGAATCTTCGACAAAGCCATCAATGATCGCTGTCGCTTCCGCCAGCGTCAGGTAGGAGTTTGCGCTTGCCGACCCTACGGTTGCGTTGATTACTACTGCCATCGTTGGGTGGCTCCGTCATTTCAAGTTTAGGAGTGGGCTCCGCAATAGGAAAAGAGGCTGCCTCTTTAGAAGCAGCCTCACGTTCCTGGCGTCGCCGGAAGGCGAACAGTCCCATCAGGCAGCAGCAGCCTTGATTACGGCAAAGTTGAGCACCACAGCTTCACCGGCGGTAGAACCGACGTTGGAAACAG